AGTTTTCCCATCCAAGATTCAAAATAGAGCTTATAGAGCAACTGTCTAACAGAGAAGGTTGGTTTGTGTTAGGGGTGACAAAACCTAACGCAAAGAAAGCTATTGTAAAAGAATTTAATGGTGATGAGCTCAAGTGGATAAAGTTAGAACACCCTACAACAAGTGTTTCTAGCACAACATCTACAGGAAAAGCTTTCTCTATTGGTCCTCTTTCTGTAATAAGTGCTTATACAAAGATTGGAGATTTTGTTACAATTAATAGAGGTGTTACAATAGGACATCATGTTGTTATAGAAAATTATGTCACAATTAATCCTGGAGTGAATATAGCTGGAAATGTAATAATTGGTGAAGGAACAATGGTGGGAATAGGAGCAAATATAATTGATGGTGTGAAGATTGGAAAAAACTCTATTATAGGAGCTGGGTCTATTGTAACAAAAGATATTCCTGATGGTGTTGTTGCATACGGAAATCCTTGTAAAGTTATAAGAACTGTATGAAATTTAAGTTAATAACAGCAATAGACAGGATTAACTATTTCTCAGACAATTTTATTGCTTATTACAAAAGATTCTTCCTCCCAGAAGAATTTTATTTTTTAGTGCATAAAAAGAATGCCCATGAGATAATTTCCTATTTGTCTAAACATGGATTTACAAATAAGGAAATAGAGGTGTATGACATTTCTAAATTTGGATGGGGAGAGAACATAAACAAACAAAATAGTATAAAGAAGAAGTTTGTAGATGAGGGGTGTACAGTGTTATATGTTGATCAAGATGAAAGAATATTCCATCCAGACCTAAGAAATTACATTATAAATACACCAGGAGATTGGATTGTACCTACAGGAATATCCTTAATGCACCACGATAGTGAGCATCCTTTAGATGAAACTAAAAATATTCTTTCTCAAAGAAGTTATGGGAAATTAGACATCTATTGGTTTTCAAAAACATGTATTCTTAGAAAAGATTTTGAATGGCTTCCTGGAAGACACACAAAACCCTCTAGAACACCAATCAACCCAAATATATATTTAGTGGATGTAGGAAAGCTATGTAAAGATTTTATGTTAAAGAACAACGAAATTTCCAGAAAAATCTATTCCTCCTTGGTTTGGAGATATTCTACAAATAGTAAAAAAGACCTATTGAAGGCTTTTGAGGAGCACAAAGGAAACCTCACACTTCTTCCAGAGATAATAAAACAGTCAAACCTTTTTTAAGAAAAGAGGTTTTTATAATGATTGCTTTAATTTAGATCCCCATGTTGAAACAGGGGAAGCATTTTTTAAATAATACCTCCATTCTTCTGTAATGTTTTCGTTTGTCAAATACCAAGGAATATGTTTAATGCAATAAGGTTTGTCCAATCTAACAGCATCATAAGAAAAAGGAGAATCAGGTCTGTATAGTGCAAATGTTGTATCTATGTGAGCTTCCCAACCATGTCTCACTTTTTTTGTCCAATATTTAGATTCATGTTCTTTAGCATTTTTTCCTATTTCTGTATCAGGAAGATTGTTTATTTCCAGTGAAAATCCCACTTTAAATACGCTTTCATCCTCTAATACATTAAACATTTTGTCCAACCAATCGTTGGGCACTCCTTCATAAGAACAATCAGGATCTGCCACTATAAAATGTTCTTGTCTTAAACTTGAATATTTAGGATTCCAGGCATTTTGAGCACTGCCATTATATTCCAAATAGTCTACAGTTTCTTTAATAGTTTTATACCATTCTAAAAGTCTTGGATGGGTGGAAGCATGGTCCACTATACAAATCTTATTTATTCTAGGTTCTTTTCTTAAAAATTCTATTGTACCTTTTAAAGAAGATAATAAGTTTCTATTTACTATTATTGCGTTTACCAACATAGTGTTCTAACATTTTTTTATAATCTTTATTCCAATGAGGAGTTAGCTTTATTTCACCTGTAGGAATTTGACCTTTTTTACGCAAACTTTCTATATGATCAGAATGTCTTTGTATTATATTTGGTCTATTAGGAGTGTCTGTTCCTTGTCCTGATTGATGATAGCCTCTTCCCCCCCACATATAAAACCAAGAAGCATCTTCGTCTGGCATTTTTACATCAATTACATGTTTTCTTCCTAGAGCATGTATTTTCATAACTAATGTCATATCTCCTCCAGCATTTTCAATAGGACTTTTTCCTATTTTTTCCCACACCTTTTTGCTGTACACAATCCCTGAATTACCTATTCCTCTTATAGCTGTTATGTTTGGTTCATTATAGAAAACACCTGTTTCCCAATGAATAATGTTTGTATCCTCCTTCCAATGTTTAGCAATGTTGGATAGGTGGTTAGGCATAGCTACATCATCATCATCCCATACAGCAATTAGTTCTCCAGAACATCTCTCTATTGCATAGTTTTCTTTATCTCCAATAGTGTTAAATGTGAAATCCATGTTATAAATCTTCACCTGTGGATGATTAAACTTGAGTTTTTGTAAGGGGTAGTCATTTACAATAACTAATTCACACTTATCTTTAGGATAGTCCTGTTGAAGGAAGCTATGTAAAGCCTCCTCCAACATTTCCACCCTCCCATAAGTGATGCACTTACAAGATATAAAAGGATATTCCATTATTGTACAGATGTTACAGCGTAAAATTTAATAGCATCAGCTGGATCAAGATAGATTTCAGACTGGAAGGTGTTCTTAACACGCTTCATCCCTTTCATCTTATTTGTCTTAGGATCAACATCAGGAACCTCTTGAGCTCTCTCATGAATGTCATCTAATAACACCAACACTCTTCCATCTTCCATTGTAAGACTTCTCACCACCTTGTTAATGTTAAAACTGTCTCTGAATTCTTTAAATTCAGGATTTTCTGGTGTTCCGCTCACCAGTTCTTTTCTTGTGTAGAAAAATTGATTTTGCATTTGATTTGATTTTTGTAAAATAAAACGTTTAAAATATGTAAAATTAAAATACTCCCGTTGATCCAAATCCTCCCTCGCCTCTTTCAGATGAATCAAGATGTTCCACTTCTTCAAATTCAACATCCAGCACCTTCTCAAAATAGATTTGAGCCACTCTCTCACCTATTTTGTAAGGAAATGGTTGATATTCATTAAGAAATGGTGCACCGTATATAGATGTAAAAATAGCCATCCATTCTCCTCTGTAATCACTGTCTATTACACCAAAAGAATGGTTCAACACCCAATAGTGCTTAGTGAGGTTACTACGTGGTACAATTATTCCCTTGTAGCCCTTAGGGATTTCTGTGCTTCCAAACTCCCTTTTACAGGGAGCTTGGCGTCAGCATTAAGTTTCTTAAATTTCACTTTCAACTGGTTCATCTACTTTCACTTCATTTAATTTGTTAACAATTTTAGTCTTAATCTCGTTGAAGAATTCCTCATTGTCCATGAGCATAGCTTTAAACTCTTCAAGATCATACTTTGTCTCATTGTAAGTCATAGTCTTACCATACTTCCTACCAATCTCATGTTCGTTAATGAGATCCATCATCTCTCCAAGTTTGTCAATACCCTCACCATACACAATCTCAAAGTTGGATTGTCTGTAAGGAGGAGACATTTTGTTCTTTACAGCTTTCACCTTAGTGATATTACCGTAAGTGACATCACCCTCTTTTGCAAGAGATCTACTCACTTCTATACGAACATCTGAATAGAACTTTAGAGCATGTCCTCCCTGTGTTGTGGTGGGATTACCAAACATCACACCTATTTTTTCTCTATATTGAGAAATAACAATCACACATACATTGTGTTGAGACAGAGCACTCTTCAGTTTTGGATAGGCATTGCTATTCAGAACAGCCTTCTTACCGATAGCACTATCGCCCACTTCACCATCTAACACCTTCTTAGGAATCAGTGATGAGTCTGAATCGATAATCACTAGATCAACTTCTCCAGTGTTAATCATTTCCATAGCAATGTTAAAGCCCTCCTCACCGCAAGCTGGTTGAGCAATTAACATCTTTGTTGTGTCTACACCAAGAGCTTGGAAATAGTTTTTGTCCACAGCATGCTCGCCATCTATATACAGCACTGTACCACCTTTCTTTTGACATTCTGCTGCTGCGTGACCACAAATAGTAGATTTACCTGTACCCTCCCATCCCATGAGTTCGTACATTCTACCTTTTACAAATCCTCCTGTTCCCAGGGTGAACCAGTCAAATCCAATTGATCCTGTACTGATTACATCATAATTACCATTTGTCTTGCTATCAAGAGCAAGTACTGTACCTACACCGTAGGTTTTGTTCAATTTGTCAAGGGCCTCCTGAAACTTAGAAGATCCACTCGTTTCTGCTTTTGCTTTAGCCATATTTAGTTAAAATTTAGTCTGTAAAATTAATGAAAAAGTTCCGTTTATGCAAGAAAAAATAAGCCCCAAAGTAGAAACTTTAGGGCGTACACTAATCACAAAAAACAGAACACGAAATTATTTTATCTTACGAATTTGATTTTCAATATCTATGACACCAAAGATACAAATTCCTACAAGAATACCAAGAATTCCGCCAATTATAATATCTGTCATAAAATTAATTTACTTCACATGCTCCTCCAGCACAAGCTGCAATAGCACCGAAATCAACATTATCATCTAATTCAATCACCTTTGTAAGATCAATAGATTGTAACGCACTCACTCTCTTGTTATATTCTTCTTCTGTAATATCTTCAAAAGGAGCTTGTTTGTACGTATGATCTGAGAAAGGTAGAACACTCAGTCCATTGTAATGTTCTTTGTTATCCCACATCCATTGTCCTACAACTTCCCATTCATTCTCTTTTATAGAAATTGTAGCACTAACGTTATGTGTGTTCATTCCATTTTTATGTCCTGCTTTCACCCATTCCTGAGAGAACTTTTTAACACGCTCTAATGTATCAAGAGCTGTTTCTGTTCTCAGGATAGCACCTTCAGGAGCTTTTACAGGAATTCTTACACACAATGTATCTTGTGGACGGAGAACATCATCTTCACAAAGTTCTGGATGATTCACCATCAAATATGATGCAATATCCTCAGCCTTATTAAACCTCATTGTTCTGAGATAATAAGGAGCATGCCATGCATGTATTCCACTAGCTGTTCCCAGTACGCAACTTGTTGTACCAGAAGGTTTGATACATGTAACACGAGCTGCCTCATTGATTCCTATTTGAGCACTTATAACAGAATTAACCATTTTAGCAATATTTGCTGCTGCGGTTAAGTCATATTTAATCACTTCTCCTGAACCTATGCCTGTCATACCAATACCTAAAAGAGCATCTCTCTGGGTTGTTTCTGACCAGATGGGACGAAGATAGTGAAAATCTGTGAAACCTGCTTGTAATGTACCAAAAAATGCTGCAGCCACTACACGATTGTTCAAATCCTCCTGGCTAACAAGATTGCTTACATTCACCTCACACAGATTACAGAACTGAAATGGTCTTAATCCAATCTCACAACAAGGATTAGTTCCCCACTCCTTATCGTTAGTCCAATAGATTCCAGGTTCACCAGATCCAGAGGCTTCAATTCTCTTCCAGAGAGCATCAAATTCTGTGGCAAATATCTCACCTCTTACAAGAACAGCAGAGTTGTTAGCTCTTCCGCGTTGTTCATTTGTTTCCCACCAGTTTCCATACTTACAAGTGATCATTTCCTCATCATCATGACTGAACAGGGAAATGATAGCTGATCTACGAATTCCTCCAGAAAGTACAGAGTTTGCAATATGGCAAAGAATATCATGACATTCTAAGGGTGTAAGATTCTCACCGTCATTCTTTCTCTCCATAATAGCATCAATGTGAGCTAAACATATCTTAAGTGGTTCAGGTCCAGGAGCTTTACCACCAGCTGTAATAAGTCTAGTTCCTTTCTTACGAACAGCTCTGAAGTCAAATTTAGGCTTAAATCCTCCTTCAAAATAGAATTTCATGAGCATTTTAACAGCATCAGCCCAGCCCATAATACTGTCTTCAACAAGATAGGTTCTTTGTTTATATGTGTCCTGTTTGATAATTGCTGGAAGTTGAGCTACATGGTGCTTTTGTACAGAATATCCTACACCAGATCCTCCTAATAACAAAAACATTGTCTCAGAGAATGCATGTAAACTGTCGATCGGTAGATAGGCACAGTTATAACCTCTGGCATTATTTACCTCCATAGCAGGTCCTGCAAACTGCATAGCTCTCATAGAAGGTAACACCTTCTTATCCCTGATGAATTCCACTGTAGCCTCAATAGCATCCTTCATTTTGGGATATTTGTTAATGAGCATGTTCTGATACCTGTCAACAATCTCGTTCCAATTTTCTCTTCTCTGTTCTCCAGGAACATGTTTAGCATATTTGCTAAAAATCGTGATTTTACTCAACGCTTCTAATCCTAAATCTGTAATCATAAATATTTGTTTTTTTGGTTAAAAAAGGAGGGGTGCAAATGTACGCCCTCCTTTGTTACTAACCAATAGTTTTATAAAATTCTACCTAATTAATTTTCTTACTTGTTCTCCAAGATCTGCATCATTTGCATGAGCTTTAACCAGACTAGTTATCTCTCTTTCTAGAGATAAGAATTTCTCTATGTAGAGAGTAGCATCCATGAGCTCCTGTTGAAGATGGATTAGGTAGTTGTCTTTATTATTCTGTGCAAGAGTGGTTCCGTATTTCATGAGACCAAGTTCACTTCTTCTCACATATTTATCCACAACTTGTTCAACAATTACATCTTTCATAATTTATCAATATTATACCATTCATCTTTCATATATCCCAATTCATTTAGAATAAAGCTTCCTTTGTAAGACCTTATTGCAACTCCTGGAAGGGAATTTAATCTAGACATAGTGGTGGGTGTTTCCCACCCACAATGGCGTATTAACAATTCATTATTCTCATCTCTTTTAGCTATCAAATTATCATGTAAATACAAATGTGGTTTTCCATCAAATATTCTCACTTTTGTATTTGAGCATTTAAACTCTTTATTATTTAGAAACGCTCTTCTTGCATCTTGTTCTATTTGCCTCATAATTTGTCATTTAACATTTGAAATGCTCCTTCAATAGCCTCTATTTCAGCTTCTAACCTAGTGTCATATTTGTTTCCATTTTCTACACTATTGATAGAACACCAAAATTTAGGACCATCATAACATGTAATTTGAATATACAGCTTATGTTCATCAAATACATCAAATAGTATTCTGGGATTAGCATCAATCATTTTTGATATATTTGCATTTTCCATATCCTGAGCTTTTACAAACTCTTTAAAATCATCAGGAACAGAATTATCCTTTAAGCTTTCTAATAGTTTATTTAGAAACCATTGTTTTACCACTAACGTTGCTTTTGGAAAATTTTCTAACAGTTCTAAGGTTTTCATTTTTTTTATTGTTTAAGTTTTGTAATAAATTTGCTTCATCGTTCCACCAATCTCTCTCATATTCTATTTCACAAGATCCAATCATCCCTCTATCAAGAGCATCTTCATAAAGCAGATCATTCTTTCTGGATTCCATTTTACAATAGAGAATGGTGTTTTCTACACCAAATTCTCTAATTAGTGCATTAACTACGTCTTTATTATACATATTGTTTAATTTTATCGAGATCTAATGTCTCATTTTCATCAATAAAAGCATGCCATAACTCTTGATCTTCATCAAGTTCAACATCTAGTTTCTTCTCCCAGAACTGTACAAGATCTTCTGTATGATTGAAGATGCGATATTGCAAAGATATTTCATCTTTATAATATCCATTCACCTTCACCTTCACAACCTTTGGGAATAAGCTTTGAAAGTCTTTAGAAGTTTTTGAATACATACCTTTTCTTATATATCCATAATCCTTCTTAAACTTATCATCTAGTTCATAAACCACCACAACATATCCATCTTCATAATCATAATCATCTATTACAGCTTTTGTTCTTTCATACTCACTGTCTAGAAATTCTCTAAACTTATCTAAATCAGTGGGCTTGAACAATAAATAGATGCAGTTTTCATATTGTACATCTCTTCTAGCATCTTTTGTATAGGCATTTACAAACCCATTATCATTGAGTCTATCTCTATTTATCCTTAAAGAAGGAACCATAAAAACGCTAGTAACAGTCTTTTTCACCTCACTCATAGGCCTTTAATGTTTATTATTCCGTTATTAATATAGTTTTCTCTACTAATGTTCCAAACATCATTCTCAACAGCCCATTTCAAATCTTTGATAAGTTGTGCTACACCTGGATACTTACGTCCTTTGTGTTCAAATCCGTTATAAGCATCCATCAAATCACTGTCAGATAATGTATAAATTAATGGGTTGTAATAATTTGTGCTGTCACAAACAATAAAAGCTGGGTTTTTCACAACATATCCATAGAATTCACTATCTTGGTTCATTGTAAGATGGATGACAGCTATATAATACAAATATGCCTGAATATAAGCTCTTCTATAGAGATAATATTCTTCATAGAAATTCTCTACATTCCATGTACATTTTAGATCATATATAGAAACTGTTCGCTGTTCGTGATTTACGATCACCTTATCAATCATTGATTTAAACTGATGATCATCAATAGAATATCCTTCTATTTGTAATTGATTGTGTACGCTATATTTAGCACTGTTTACAAGGTTAACCACCTCACTTGTAACAAAGTTTGTCTTAAGTTCTGTCACAATTTTTTCAGCATTTGTGACATCATCAGATGTTACCACTGTAAGTCCTTTACTTTTCACCTTTCTGAGCTCATCATAATAAATCTCTGCATCTGATCCCTGAAACTTGTTCAATACAGCATCAGGTTTGATTTTAAACCCAGAATCATTATAAGCATCTAGAAACAAATCAGCAAAAGGTCTATTTACATTCCCAAACTCATCTGTTGCTGCTGCTGTATGCTTATATAGAGCTTCTACAAATGCAAGCATTAGACCAGTGGGAGCAGATAGACAAACTGACATATGAAATCTCTCATCAAACAATTCTGGTTCTAATAGAAGAGTTTCTACCACTCTACCTATTACAGAGGCTTTTGTATCCTCTTCTTCCACTTTTTCACCTAATATATACTTCTTGTGATAGGCTTTTCTGTTTGTAGAAAACTCCTTTAGACTAGAAGAGCTATCCATTTGAACAGCTCTATATTCTTTTTCTGTTTTAGCTTTTCCTGCTATCATTCTTCTTTATTTAATTGTTCACAATCCCAACCTTTACCGTTCATTGGGTTTCCATAAATTCTTATATCATCAGAATAAAAATGTTTTACAACACCTTTTTCTAGTCTAACCACCCATACAGTGTTGACATTCAATCCATAATCTATCATAAATAATGCCTCACCATCTCCCAAAGGAGTGTTAACCTCAATCGTTGGACTTAGCTGTATTATCATTATAATGAATACTTTTATACATTTCTATAATGCTGTTATAAGATGCTCTCACTTCTCGTGGAACATTCTTAAAGAACCATTTCACTTCGCATTCGTACATATCTCCTGAAGGATCTTCAGATTTAGGATCTACCAACCAAAACTTGTATTCTTCTTTGTTGTACATAACAGATCCCTCATACCATGTTTCTACAAAAGAGGGCTTTTTGTTTATAGCCACTTCTATTTCTTTATTTTCCATTCTTATCGTTTTTAGTTTTAACATCATGGCAGGCACTACAGAGCACTTGCAAATTGTCTGCTTCACAAAAGAGTCTTTCTACAAACCCTGGAAGATCATCAGCACATCTGAGTGTACCTGCTGGAATCTTATGATCTACGTTCACTTTTTTATCAGGGAAATAGTTCAAACATTCAGCACATTGATACTCAAATCGTTGTTTCTTATTGGGTCCTTTGTAAGCCCTTCTTGCTGCCATTTTAGTTTGTGTAATAGGTTTCCACCATCTACTTTTCTGTCTAAGAGCACTTCTAATGAAGCTCCAGAATGCTGATTCTGTCATTGTTCCAGCATTCCTTGTTTTTGCAACAAGCACTCTCTTTGCAGCTTTCTTTCTAACAGGTTTTCTTCCTGTTCCAGACTTAGGACTTAGCTCTTGCTTGTTTTTCGGTTTTCTTTTGTAAGGCATAATACCCCAAATATACAATTATTTCAACCAATCAATTGAAAAATTATTGTTATCCTTCAGTATCTTGTTCACCTTTGTGAACGTACCTTCCGTATCCCAATCTGTCTGTTTATATGAAGCAGAAGCTGGGTGACTAGTTACAAAAGACCAAGAAAAAGGTGGTATATACTTTTGGTATACACTAGCATCCTTACCTAAGAATATGTATGGAACACCTGTTGTAGATAACACTTCTTCAAGAAGGTATTTGGTGAAAGGTTCCCATAGTTTAATATGAGATCCTGCCTTATTCATTTCTGTTGTAAGAGCTGCATTCACCATTAACACTCCCTGTTTAGCCAGATATGAAACATCTGGAGTTTTTGTATGATGTAAGTTGAGTCCATTATATACATCATCTTCTACACCCTCATAGAACTTCTCTAGAGATGGTTGTAACCTACCTGTAACAGAACATCCCATCAGAAGCCCATCAGCAACAGGAGCACCCTCATGAAATGTATGATAGGGGCACATACCCATCATCACCACTTTTAGATCATCCAAAGAGGTTTCTCTGAAGCATCTATAAACATTAGGAGAAAGAGGGGCAATTTTCTTGCCCCTTTTGCTCTCCTTTTTGAGAAATTCATAGATGTCATCACACTCCTTGCTCTCTATAAACGGTTGCATTTTAATATGCCAGCTCTCATGAAACAATTCTTTGAATTTCTCCCAAATCATAATGAAAATGTTGAAAATTGATTAATTTTTCCAATAACCTCTTCTACATCCACTTCCTCAATAGCATTCACCATTTGAGGAGGAGCAACTAACACACCACTCTCGTTTACAAAGAAATTATGAGCTTTAATGTGGTTGTTCATCCAAAGACTAGGATGAACTTCTCTCATAGCCTGGGTGGTAAACTGATAGAGCTCCCACATGCTATCTGGAGCACCATAATCAAATGTAGGATTGTCTAGCTCTTTAGAGATGAGATTGAGCTGTGTACTTTGAATAAAGCCTTCCTCAATAATCATTCTACCAATAAGCTCAGCTTTCACTCTTCTACTAACTTCAATTTGTTTCATTCTTTCACGCTCATCCTGCATTCTTCTAAACACATCTCCTGCTCCTTTGATATATTCAGAAATAGCATGAGGAGTGAATAATTGCACCTCACCTACATGCTTCTTTTTGAAAGCTCCATAATCACCTGATACACAACCATTCTGACAAATCATAATGCGTGTACCAATAGCAAATTTCAAGCTAAGACTTTTGTCATAGCTATTCTGCCAGCCCACCTCTAATTGCATCTCACTATCCATAACATTTCTAATTGTAAATCTACCATTAGCAATATTCCCATCTCTAGCTGTTGAATACATCTCTCTATCGAGTGTAAATCCAGCTTTTTCAATACTATTTAATGTTAAATCTATCAACTGTCCATGAGAAACAGGTTTGTATGTGTTGGTTTGTTGTGGAATTTCAGCATTCAATAGAATGTCTTTTGTTGTATTATACATATTGATTGTTTTTAAATGTAATTAATTCGATTCATCTCGTTTTTAAAATAAGCATATACTTCTGGTACATGCTTTTTGTAATAAGGCTGGTTTTCTTTACACCACTTTTTTAACTCATCTGATGTTCTGAAGGGCTTTTGCCAGCTTTGTCCTGACATTATTACTTCAAAAGATGGTTTTAGCTCATCTATAAAATCTTGAGGGGTCCAACCCTCCCAAACATGCCTGTTTAAATTCATAATAACTGTTTTTGTTTTAAATAGTCTTCAATGGTTTTCATACCATACGTTTTTGAAAGATCGCTCCAATCCTTGATTCCCTCTTTAAGATATTTCCTTGGAACATTACAATATCCAAAATCAAAGAGCTTGGTGATTTGCTGAGAGTTCTCCACTCCTGTTATATCAGAATCAAAAGATAGGATTTGTCTCTTAGAGTTTGCTTTAAGGAATTCTACATTCTCTGGAGAGAAACATCCCATACCCTCATTCTGAACAGCACAAGAACATGGAAATATCTTTCTCATCACCATATAGTCCTTTTTGCTCTTGTTGATGAAAGCTGTGTCACAATTAACAATCCTATCTTTTCCATCCATAGTGGTGATAGGAACATTGTTAGGAACCCATTTGTTCTTTTTATCAGCAAAAGGTCTATATATCTTCCAATGTCCATCATAGAAATAACCAAATCTAAGTTCTGTATCCTTAAGAGGAAACAAACTCTTGTTTAGATAGAGCTTCTTTATAGAATATACGCCACATTCCTTAAGATCATCAATAGACTGGTGATACTGATTCCAATATTCAAGCTCCTCATTAGTGAACTTCCTTGTAACCACCTGAATGAGAGAATATCTCTTACCTAGAGATTCAGGCTGTTTGTATTCAGGAACCACTCTCTTCACATCTTCTATGTTCTTTGTAGATATTCCCAGTCCAAAATCCCTATCAATTAATCTCAATACATCATCTATAGAAGATAAGTTGAATAAGAGCTTAACAAACACAAAACAGTTACCTCTCTTGCTTGTATCAGCAAAGTCTATAAAAGATAGGTTTCCATACTTATTGCCTATTATAAAAGAAGGATTGTTCTCACTCCTAAAAGGAGAAAATGTCACCTCATTCATCTTCCAGGGATTGGGCATATACCACTTAAATATATCATACTCAGTGATTTTACTAAGTATTGTTTCTGGTGTTAGTTGTTCTCTTCTTTTGCCCTTGATCATAACAAATAAAAAAGCTCCCCACTATTTCTAATGAAAAGCTTATTTTTAATCAACAATTAGAAATCAGGAGTGTCATCAGCAATTGTTCTGTCTGAAGCAACAAGATTATCTTCAGAATTGTATTCTTTCAGATCTTTAAGAATATAGAAATCTCTACATCCATATTCTCCTGTTACATTAACAACAAAACGCTCATGAGGTTTAAGGTCTTTAGGTTTCTTAAGTTTAAGAGCATCCACAGTTTTAGAATTAGAGAAATCCATAACACGGAATTGCTTTAAGCTATATGCTGGTAAGAAGGCTTTGTTATAAACCGCTTGGTATTCCTTAGTTTCCTCATCTTTAATAACAGTTTTCACTGTAGCTAAGGCAACAACAGGTGTACACCATTCACCATCAACTTGATCTTTCAAATCCTTTACATTACCTTTCATCATCTTTTTCCAATCTAAGGATAGAGTGGTTTCAGCATCACGATAGTCAAGATTACCCAACCATGTGCGAAGGAAGTTATAAAGATCTTCTTCTCCTACAAATGCTACACGATATTCTCTAGAAGCAAACCAACTAGGGAGATCATTAGCATCAGCAGCCCAGGAACAAGAACCAATAGAATTAATATATTGTTTCTTTGTACCATCCTTATTAACCTTCTCCTTATCTTCAAGGAAGAATGTCACCTTAAACTTCTCCTTATTTTTCACTTCTTCAAGCCATACATCCACACGAAGTGTTGTATTACCATCTTGAGAAGTTCCTAAATACTCAAGAGCCTTACTATCTTCTTTAGGCTCAAACCCAAGAATGTCTTTACACTCTTCAGCATTAGGATTGATAGCTAACACGTTAGCCTCAAACAGTCCCACCTTTCTTACAGGTGCATCAAATTGTTGTTTTTGTTCTTTCTTTTTTCCTCCGATGTTCATTGCTTTCTAGTTTAAATTGTTATTAATTATAATACTCATTGACCTTATCAACCACCATCTGCAAATTGTTTGGAACTTTCAGGTCTTCAAACATTCCATCAGGGCTTTTTGCAGGGTATTTCTTATATCTGTTGGTGATAAAATAGAAGTTAGCCCCTTCTTTTGTGTCTTCAACATGTGTGTAAAGACAAATCGTAAATAATCCTTCTAGAACAATCTGGTTGTCCAGCATTTTTCCAGAGGTTTTCATCTTATATCCTACAATCTCTCCACCATCCTCAACAACTTCTGGGTGAGAGAAATAGAAGATTTTCAAATCATCTCTAAGTTTGCGAGCTTCTCTAAACAAATCCACCATATCTTTAGCCATTACAGTGAACTTTGTATATCCCACTTCATTAGCTTTATCAGCCATACGAAATGCCATCATATAATTGCTATCTTCAATAACAATGTTTTTGATGTGAGGAGCTTTCTCAGAAACGGTTTTAATGAGACGTGTAATTTCTACAATCTCATCAACCTCCTTGTAGTTTTTGTTTTCAGAGTTGTACAGTTTTTCTGCTCCTTTGAAAGGAAGTTCTTTCTTAGCAGTGTTGATGATGTAAGTTTCCTTTGGATCTAAATGTTTGATCGAGGTGGATTTTCCAGTGCCTGTAGCACCAACAATCCCAATTAATTTGCTTGCCATGTTTATAAATTTTAGGACTGTGAAGTTACATCAACTTCAGCAAATTTCAAAACTATTTTTTGAGTTTTTAGAGTATCTGGATTAGATATTAACTGATTATACAAGTTCTCTGCAGTTTCTAATCTTGATGATCCTGTGATGAAATGTCCATCAACTCTCACTTCATAAAAAGGATCTTTTCCAAATGCTTCTTCAGATATTAATTCTATTTTCATACGTATTTAATTTTAGTTTCATCTAACATTGATAAACTTTCCTTGATTTTCTTGAGTTCCGGAGTTTCATTTAAACATAGAATATGTAAATCTGCCACCTTGTTCTTATAATCAAGTTTTATAGCCCTATTGAGAATCTGTGAGGTTTCTTCTGCATTATATGTGAAATTCATCAGAATAACAGAGTCTAAACCTTTATATGTAACTCCCACTTTTCCCATAGCAGCTAAAGCTAAATGATTAGATTCACCAGACTGAAACTTTCTAAATGCATCATCATTAGGAGACTTACTGTGATAGGACGGTATTCCTATTTCATCAGCCACTTTAGATAGGCCGGTGAACACTACCACTCTCTTATCATTCAGACCTTTAAGAAGCCTTCTTACATATTGCATTTTACCTATTGAGGATAGAGAAAGTCTGTTTCTAGCTAATGCTAATTGCATAAAATCTCTTTTCTCATCTTTCATCTTTTCAATCACCCAAGTGTATGCACCATATCTCTGCTTCTCTGTCTTTAGCTTTCCTTTCTTATCCTTTGTCTTCTGTATGTCATCCAAAGGAACCTTGTGCACTGTAATAGTGTAATCAGCAAGAATACCATCTTCTATTCCCTGGAGAGTGGAATACTGAGCTATTTCTTCCATTCCCCAATCAAGTTTTGTAACATCACTCACTGTACCTGACAATCCTATAGTGTGTTTACAATTGTCCATAATGTCAAAGCACAACTCTCTCTCATTCTCAGAGGCTGAGTGAAACTCATCTATTACAAAGAAATCGTAAGCCACATCTGTGTGCTTCTTCAGGGAGCTAAAATTGACATGTGTCACATTTGGATTATCATATCCCCATAAAATACACTCATCTATCCAGGTTTGTCTGAGTTTGTTATCTGGATAGGCAATTAACACCTCTCCATTCTTACAGAGTTTATTTAATATGTTAATTGTACAATAGGTTTTTCCAAATCGCATAGCTAAGTTAAGATACCCAGCCTTATTAGTTTTAAAAAATTCTATTGTTTTTTTTACAACCTGTTCTTGTAAAAGTCTTTGTTTAGCATTTATCATTTTTTCGATTTATATAACTATCAAATCTTTTTTTCTTTCTTTCTAAAAAAATATTACAGTCTTTGTATAACATATTCATTATTTGTATTGCCTTTTCTCCAGATACAGACACATAATAAATATTGCTTCTCATTTTAATAGATTTTTCTGATAAGTTATAAATTTTACAAAATTTTTGCAAAAAATTAAAAGTTCCTAATAATTGAACATTTATAGGTTTAAGATCAGGATCTGATACATATCCATCTCCATCAAAATATCCACGAATGAAATGATGAATCAAGTTATTTGGAACTTGATCTTCTGTAGGAAATTCTAGAATTAAAGATTTTTTTGGAACACATCCTAATTTTTTTAAATCATTACCTATGGTATCATCTTTAAACATTATTCTATAAGATTTTGACTCGCTTCTATATTCAATGTCTCCTTCCCATTTTAGATAATTTTTTAATTTTTCTAAATGTAAGTAATCAGATTGTTTTAATCCAATTTCTATTCTATTTGAACTAGAAACACATCCATCTGCATAAAAAAACCCTAACCAATATGCAGACTCTTCAGAATCAATAATGTTAAATGTATTGGAATTAATTTTGGTTTTTCCACAAGAAGAGTAAGAATACCCCTTTTTTTTCAAAATTTTTCCAACAGTATGATACCATACATTCAACTTTTTTCCAATTTCAGTTATACTATAACCTTTTTTAAATAAATTTTCCATTTCAATTTCTAGTTCTTTAACTCTAGAAATTTTATTAAAAACTCCTATTTCTTTGGCTACACTAGAAACTAACCATTGAGAAACTTTACATTTTTTAGAAATTTCTTTAAAGTTTGAACAGTTTGTTAATTCTTGCTTAACTAATTCTCGCTTTGTCATAATTTTAATATTTATGTAAAATTACCAAACCTTATTGACAAATACAAAAATTAAAAGTTAAGAAATTGTTAATTTACCAAACCTCATTGCAAGATCTAAATAACCTCTATTTTTCGTCTTATAAAATTCGATGGACTTTTTCACCATCTCTTTCTGCAGTTCATCCTGTTTTGTCATAAAAAAGATATAAAGTTCCCATTTTTGTCTTTCAACAACATTATATTGAACTTATCATCGTAATGATTACACACTCGTTCAAACACTTTAGGAACATCCATGCACATTTGTAAGTACATAGCAAATTCATTAGGTGGTAAGAATGGTTTGTGCTTGTTCCTGTCAAACCTTTCCTTATAATATTCATAAACAACCTGAATAGATCCTGCTTTTTTTAGCTGTAAATATTCACTTTTTGTCATTTTCAAATAGAATTGTAAGTGACCAAAACAGCCATTCAAAATTAAGAGCTATATAAGCATCTTTTTTTGTAATGCTATTCAAGACACTAATTGTTGGAAGAATTACAAATTGCCAGAAGTGATCTTTCTCACTGGGTAGGGTGTTAAATGTTGCTACTTTTACTTTCATATACTTTTGATTATTTTACTTTCACGAATTTCAATTTTCTCCTCATTATTGCTCAATAATAAAATAAGAAGTTGTTGAGCTTGCATATAATTAAGCTTCAATGGTTTCATTTCTTCTATTTTAATAACCACCTCATCTTCTTCTGTATCCTGAATAGAACCAGCTATCTCACCTTTTAAATGATCAGCCCAATCACTGTTTTTAGAATACTTTAATGTCGTAAATAAATAACCTTCATCTAAGTCATAATCATGACTCATAGCATCATCTTCATCTAAGCTGATTTGCGAATAAACCTGTTTCATACTTGTTTGTTTTACTTGTTTAGGAAATAACTTTTATTAACCACTGCCTCATAATCAGCATCTTTAATGTTTGCTCTTTTAGGAAGCTCTTTAAACATACCTATTTGGCCCATGAACGCGAGTCCCACACGAATGTCATCCTCACCATAAGAATTCTTAATAAGTCTTAAGCTCCTGAAATACTTAGCACCATATTGATCTCTTAATTTATCTAGTTCATATCCAGAGGGATCTGGAACTTTATATCTCATAGGATCAAACAGGGCTAATACAACATCAGCATCGTTCTGTGTAGAAGAACTGTCTGCAAAATCCTCTAATTGAGGCTCTACATCACCATTCTTTAT